AAGTAATTGAATAATTGACTTAATGGTTAATTAATTTAAAAGTGGTCTTTGGACCACTTTTTTTGTTTGGGAGATATTTATATAAAAAAAAATATATGAATTTCTTAGTAGTATTCGGTACTGGTACCCCACAACAATATATAATTTCTGCAAACACATGGTCATCATGTTTGGCATACTGCGAAGGAACTGGAAAAGAAATCCAGTCAATAGCAACACTTTCTAAAGTAACCTTTTTCCCTAACATTGTGGGAATAAATAGCTATCAAGTCTCTTGTTCAAATGCACAAGGAGATTTGAAAAATCTTGTAGTTTGGGAAACTAATATTGATTCTCTCTTAACTTGGTTAGAATCTCAAGGTTATAACTCTATAAAGACGATACAACAATCAGATAAAACTTACGTGGTAGTATAAGCAAAATGAATTTTTTTCATTTTGGAACTATTTATATGATAAATTAAATAATTTTTTCATGCAAGAAAATAAAAACTTAGTACAAGAGGCGCTCATTCAAATGAAAAATGTTGAGGAGGCTATCGCCGAGAATGCAAAAGGAATACTTGCTTCAACTATGAAGGAAGAAATCAATCAGTTAGTAAAAGAATCTCTATCAGAACAAGATATGGAAGATGAGGTTGAATTAGATGTAGACATGGACGACGAAGACGTTGACATGGATACTGATAATGAGGATGATATGGAAATGGACATGGAATTTGACATGGACATGGATTCTGAAGAAAGTCCAATAGATTTGACTGACGCTTCTGACGAAGAAATTCTTAAGGTGTTTAAGGCTATGGGTGAAGAAGACGGAATCATCGTTAAAAAAGATGGTGAAGATATTCACTTAACAGACAACAACGCTGATGCAGAATACTTAGTTAAGCTTGGTGAGTCCGAGGAAGAAATGGATGAAACTATGATAGATGAAATCGACGAAATGGATGTTGATACAGAAGATGTAATCAACGCAATTTTTTCAAAAGACGGAAGCGTTGATGATATCGACGTTGACCAAGACGAAGAAGTTATGTACGAAATTGAGTTTGATTCAGAAGACGACATGATGGAATCAGATGATGAGGACATGATGGAAGAATATGATGACGACGAAATGATGGAGTCGGATGATGAGGACATGATGGAATCAGATGATGAGGACATGATGGAACAAGAAGACGACGAAGACGACATGATGGAACAAGAAGACGATGACGAAGAAGATTTGGACGAATCTTATAACCATAGAAGAGCTGTTAGAGAAGGTAAATCGACAGTAAAACCTAAGGGTGTTGGAATTGGCTCAGGACCTAAATTCTCTTACAAAGATAAAGCTAAAGGCGGATTCGATGAAAAGAAAAAAGAAGGACCAAAATCAGTTGGTACTGGTAAAGCAAAATTCGAATACAAGAAAGGTGCAAATATGGAAGGCAAGTCAAAAGTTGTTAAAGCAGAAACAAAAGAAGGTGATTACGGAATGAACAAGGGTGACAAATCTAGAACTCACAAAGGAGATAAAGATTACACTACTAAAAAAGGTGACACCTTAAAAAGAAAAGCTTTCGAAAAGGAAGAAACTAAAGAAGCTGCTAGAACTTATGGCATGGGTTCAAAAGAAGGAAGAGGACTTAGAAAAGGTATTACTAACAACAGAAATTATGTTTACAGTAATAGCGGAGTAAAAGTTGAATCCTTAGAATCAGAAGTTTCTATGTTGAGAGAGAAAAATGAAGAGTACAGAAAAGCGTTAAATGTTTTCAGAGAAAAACTTAACGAAGTTGCAATCTTCAATTCTAACTTGGCATACGCAACAAGATTATTCACTGAACATTCAACGACTAAGAAAGAGAAAATTAATATTCTTAGAAGATTCGATAATGTAGAAACTTTAAAAGAATCTAAAAATCTTTACAAGTCAATTAAAGATGAATTATCTAAAACTGAATCAACATCAATTAACGAATCAGTTGAAACAAAATTAAACAAAAACGTATCAACAGGTTCATCAACTACCCTAATTGAATCAAAAACTTACGAAAATCCTCAGTTCATGAGAATGAAGGATTTGATGAGTAAGATTGGGTAATAAAAAAATAAATTAAAACAAACAAATACTAAAATGGGAGCATTATTAGAATCAGGTCTTGTTGGTAACATCGGTCTTAAGCACCTTAAAGTTATCAAAGAAGATACAATCGACAAATGGGACAAATTAGGATTCTTAGAGGGTCTTAAAGGTCACATGAGAGAGAACGTAGCTCAACTTTACGAAAACCAAGCTTCACACTTAATTAACGAAGCATCATCTACATCTGATACAGGTGCATTTGAAACAGTTGTTTTCCCTATCGTTAGAAGAGTTTTCTCTAAATTATTAGCAAACGATATCGTTTCAGTACAAGCTATGAACTTACCAATCGGTAAATTATTCTACTTCGTACCTAACATTCAATCGTACTCAAATGAGTTAAACGCAAACTACCCTGGTACAGGTATTCACTACCCACCGTATGGTTCACCAAACGCAGGTGCTGACCAAACACCAAACAGTGGTTACGATTACAACAACACTAAAGACCTTTACGATAGATTCTACGAAGGTAACGAACCAGCGTTAGACCCACCAGGTTTATTCGATTATTCTAAAGGACAGTATTCTGCTATCACAGCACCTGTAGTTACAGTTGCTTGGGTTGGTAGTAACTTAATTCCTTCAGGATACTCATTAGATAATTACAGAAAAGTACTTATCGTAATGTCAGGTTTCGCACCAGCTGGCGGTGGTAAATTAATCGGTCCTGATGGTCAACCAATGGACAACGAAGCTTTCTTATCTGATTTAACAGTTTATGGTGTTGCAGGTAACGCTTACACTTCAGCTAACACAACAAACCCTTACTTATTTAGAGTTGTAACTCAGAGATATGGTAAAGGTATTGTACAGTATGGTAACAATAACGCAACTTCAATTTTCCCTAACGACAAAACTGACGGTGGTCAATACGACAACTTATGTGATGCTGAAGGAAAAATCTATTTAGAGGTTGATTTACAAGTACCAGTATGTATCACTTGTGGTGGTTCATTAGACGGTTACACAGGTTCAACATTCGCATCTACAGATGCAACATCTCAAGCATTCTCTGCTACTTATAGAATCTATAAGAACTTAGAATTCGAAGATAGAATCGGTGAGGTTTCTTTCGACCTTATGTCAGTAACAGTTTCTGTAACTGAAAGAAAATTAAGAGCACAATGGTCTCCAGAAATGGCACAAGACGTTGCGGCATTCCACAACATCGATGCTGAAGCTGAATTAACAGCTTTATTATCTGAGCAAGTTGCGGCTGAAATCGATAGAGAAATCTTGAGAGACCTTAGAAAAGGTGCGGCTTGGAACTTAAGATGGGATTACAACGGTTGGAAGAGATTAGGTTCTTCTGCAGTACCTTATACTCAGAAAGACTGGAACCAAACGCTTATCACAGCGATTAACCAAATTTCAGCTCAAATCCACAAATCTACCTTGAGAGGTGGAGCTAACTGGATTGTTGTATCTTCTGAAATCAGTGCAATTTTTGATGACTTGGAATATTTCCACGTATCAAACGCAGCTCCTGAGCAAGACCAATACAACATGGGTATTGAAAGAGTTGGTACATTAGCAGGTCGTTATCAAGTGTATAGAGACCCTTACTTCCCACCAAACCAAGTGTTAATGGGTCACAAAGGTACATCTTTACTTGACACAGGTTACATCTACGCACCATATGTACCTCTACAATTAACTCCAACAATGTATAACCCATTCAACTTCACACCAATCAAAGGTATCATGACTAGATACGCTAAGAAAATGGTGAACAACAGATTCTACGGAAGAATCACAGTTGATGGTGTTAGAACATTTGACTTGAGAGAATTGAGATAATATGGTCTAACCAATATTAAAAAGGGTCCCATTGGGACCCTTTTTTTATTATCGGATATTTATTAATATGATTAAACAGAATTGGGATATAGGGACAGAAGAGGTCAAAAGAATACTAATGATGCATGAGAGTGCAACAAAAAATTTATATTTGTTTAATGAACAAATTAAAAAAACTGAAACAATCCCACCAAAAACTTTTGATTTGCCAAGCCAAACTTTTGCTAGTGGATTTCATTCTGAAAATGCATTAAGTCCTTCTCAGAAAACTCAGATAACAAATGTTTTAACTCAAATTGCGGATTATCTCAAACAGTATAAAGGAATCCCTATGGAAATTCAAATTACCACAGGAGAATCTCAACCAACAAATTACGATAAAGAAAATAAAAAAAGTTTAGGTACTGGAGAACTTGCAAACTTAAGAGGACAAACAATCACAAGAATATTAACAGATTTTTTTAACGGGTTAGTTAAAAATGGAGAATTACCCGCAATGCCAAAAATTCCACAATTTAAAACTGTAATAGGAAAAACACCAAAAGGGTTAGACCCAAATAACCCGAAATATCAGGCAGAACAATTTATTCGGTTTTCTGTAGTTGCGTCTGGTGAGGTAACAACAGAATGTTTAGTTGGTTTAAAAATACAATTTGTTTATATAAATGAATCGAACCCACAAATACCATGTAGAGGAGACCATTTTTGTGATGATGCGGTTTTTGATGTTTATTTGAATAAGACAAAAGTGGGAACTGCTAATTTAAATAATGGAGGTTGTGAAGGACAAGATTGTAATCGAAGAGCGGTTGTTGAAGTAACCCCTGAAATGGTTAACCAAATAGTTAACAATCCTGAATTTGAAAAGAAAAAACAATTGGTGTTATGGTATTCTTGTTTGTCTAAATATTGTCATTCGGCAATACCTGAAATTTACATATCCGACAA